ATATCAGAAGTGGCACAGAATCTCAGGGCGAGATTAAGAACACTGTCAGAGAATATGGCTGTCTCAGAAGTCAACCAAAGAATGGTTACTATCATAAGAGTTATGTCAGAATCATTAGGAATGACAGAGAGTTTAGCTGCATTCAAGGGATTTGTCAGAACTGTAACAGAATCTGTGGGTATAGTACACTTCACTGGAAGGCTAAAGAGAGAAGGATTCGTAAGAATTAGAAGAGTAGCAAAACTATTCAGAAGAGGACAGTCTGCTAAAACTTATAAACGTGGAGGAAGTGTAAAAGGTGCTGACCGATGAGCACAAACATGATAGGAAGAGCAACCGAATATAGAGTAAAAGCTGGCAGTAGGGCTACATTATCACTCACAATTACAGACTCTGCTGGAACTGCAAAGTCATTAACTGACACAGTAACATATGCAAGTGGGAGTTGGAAGGTGTGGAAACCAGATGGAACTCTTATAATAAACGGTGCTATAACATATGATGATAGGGTTAATGGACTAATAATATATCCATTAACAGCAAATGATACAGCATTAGCAAACGCAGGTAATTGGGAAGGAGAAGTTGAATTAAAAAACTCGTCAGGTACTATGGTTGAGCAGACACAATCTTTTAATTTCACTATAGAGGAGAGTTACTAATGGCAAAAATAGTTCAGACCACAGGTGGAGTTTGTGAATTGTGTGGTCATCATCAACAAAATCATTATCATAATGATGGTTGTGACCTTTGTGATTGCACCAGTCGTGGTAAACGAGTTATTCTATAAACGTTTATATTAAGTAATATAACCATATTAGCCATGTTGACGTTAGATCAGATTAAAGAAAAGGTATATTTTGAATTTAGAAGAGCACAGACTGATGCAATGCATACAGAAAGACTTGGAAGAATTCATGTTTCTGACATCATAAAACCATGTATGAGAAACGTTATTTATAAAAAACTACTTCCATTCACTGGAATGGATACGGAAGATATGCGTAGCCTTTACATAGGTCAGGCTGTTCACAATGCGTCTATGGTCGCTACAGATGATAAGTATCATGAGATGTTTTTGGCTTATGATTATACAAGAGATGAGGCATTAACATATAAACAGGCTAAGGCTATACCAGAAAATGATCCAAAACACATGGATATTATATATGGTTCTATTGACGATTTGGTTAAAGTAAACGGTGAGTGGGTTATAACAGATAAGAAAACAACTGGATCTATAGACTATTTCGCAGGTAGATATGGTAAACCTAGTGAATCTCACGTAGATCAGATTAATAGATATCGAGTTTTGTTAAAAAAATGTTACAATATTGACTCAAAACATGGTGCAGTCATCTATATCTCTAACTCAATTAATAGGGAAAAGAAAGATAAGCCTACAGTTTTGGCATTCAAATTAAGTCCAATAGAAGAAACGTTAAAGGATATGATAATAAAGGCAAAAATCATAAAGGAATCTATGGAAGAAACAAAGTTGCCTGAAAGAACAAAATGTTATCTCTGTGATGGGATGTGTCCATACGCCTCTAGATGTTTTAGTGAGGATGAATTCCAAATTGATAGATGAACATCAGATAAGAGACATGATTTTATATCAGAAAGAGAAAATAGTTCACGAAGAACCTGACGCAGAAGAATTTCACATACCACATAAGTTTGTCAATATGTCTGATGATGAAAGGCGTGGGGTTATAAGATCTCTAACATGGGTATTAACAGCAGATGAAGAAGATCTTCGTTGAAGATATATTTTAATGCCAACAATAAGGCTACTAAAGAGGCTTTAATTCAATGTGGTGTAAAGAACGTAATGCTTTCATTCAGGCATTCATATGCAAATATAAATACATTCAGGAATAAATTTGAATCTGTTTTTGTAGTTGCTGGAACTAAAACAAAAGCTGATAATTACCATTCATTTTTACGAACAAAAAAAGAATATTATGATCTAGCCACACAGTATGATGTAAGATATGATATGGATGAAACTGTGAAATATTTAGAAAAGGAAAGAAAAGAAGGTATAGATTGGACAATTCCTGTATTACAAAAGAACTATCTTTTACATCTAAGTAGGATTAGACCAGAACCTAATAGTATGGTGTGCCTTGGGGAAATTCATGGGTATGATGAAACAGAAGATCAGATAAGAAAGTTACCTAGAAACCTAAAATATCATGGATTAGCTAAAGGCAAGTTTGTCATGAATAGAGTATTTGATAGTATAGATACGAGTGCTTGGATATCTGCAGCGATGTCAAAGAAGACAGAGGTATGGAATGCCAATACAACCTATTCAATGTTCTTTGGTGAGAAGGGTAAGTCTATGAAGCCCATGCTTAATCATGCTCTAGAAGTATATAAAGAGAATTTGGAAAAGGTGAATGTGACAAAGGATGGTATATTAAATAATGATTATTATCACCTGTTAAAAGCACCTGTAGCACTGCTTTTTATGCCTATGTGTAAGGCACTTAACTGTTATGAAGAAAACTTTATAAATTAACAATAATAGAAACAAACATGAGTGATGATAAGTTATTCAAGATTAAGCCTATAGGCAAAGGTGGAGAGGTTGTCCTTGATAAGAGAAAAACCATATCACCGTTTAATTCTGCAAAGCATTTAAGAACTGCAAACATACCTGCATATTGTGACCAATGTGTGTATAGGTCTATTGACTCAGGTGGTAATGGTAAATGTCCAAAATATGAAGAGGGTGCTATATGTGCAATTCGTGAGGATTTTGTAAAATTCATTAATGATCTAGATACTAGAAATCCAGAAGATGTTAAATCAATGCTTGATATGTTAGCAAAACTATCATTTGAAAATGTGTTAATGGCTCTAGCAGAGTCTAAATTTGATGGTAACATACCTGATAGGAACACAAAAAGTGAGATTAACACCCTGCTAAATGTAGTGAAAACTATCAATGAATTGAACAGTAAGATAGTTTTATCGGAAAAAACAAAGTATGACAGTAAGGGAGATATTGAAAGTATATTCAAACAGATAAAGGCACAGAGGACAGACTGATGGAAGAAGACTTATACTTGTGGTTTCTATGTGGTTGTTATCTACTAGGTGGTTTAACTATTGGTTGGTTTGGTGGGATTTGGTATAGAGATAGAAAGAAAGGTGGTAAAACTGGAACAGGAAGATGGGATTATATTGACAGACATTTAGGAGACGGTGGATTTAATGAGTAAGGCATATGATATTAAGCATTGTATTCATTGTGGAAAACATTTTTGTTGTTCAGAACAAGTTTTATTACACATAAAAACAAAACATATGGTGATTGGTAGTGGCTAATCCAGAATACAAAGAAGGTCATTGTATAAAATGTGGGTGTTATTGGCAAACATCTGATGATGTTAGAAAAGCATTAGGTTGTAAGTGTGATTGCCATGAATGATGACGAAAGACATCTGCTAGAATATGAGAATTATGAGAAAAAGTTAGAGGAATCCATACCAAAAGAAACAGATAAGAGAAAAAGAGATTGGTTAGAGAATAGACTTAAATCGGTTAAACGAAGAATTGTAGCTGTGAGTGTTGAAATAAAGAATGGCTAAACCAAACAAACAAGTGTTAGAAGAACGAAAAAATTTCGTTCAAACTATAACAGACTGTGCTAGAAATCCAAGTAAATTCAGTGAGATATTTTTAGACCACAAACTATTTCCTTATAACAAAAAATATGTAGACTGTCAGGACAGATTCATTGTTTATCGTTCTGGTAGACAGGTAGGTAAAACCATGTCTACAGCAGTCAAGACGATACATTTTGCATTCTTTGCACCTTTAATGTTGGACTCAATAAAAGATGAATGTACCATAGTCATAGCAGCACCTACACAAAATCAGGCTACAATCATGTTTAACAGGATAAGGGATATGATATTGAAGAATGAATTTCTTGCTGGGTTTGTCACAAGGAATACCCAAACAGAATTGTGGGTGAGATTTCTAGATAATACAGGACAGGCTAAGATAATCACAAGGGCTACAGGTGAAACAGGTGTCAGTTTGAGAGGCTATTCACCTCACTGTATAATAGCAGACGAGTGCTCATTTATCAAGACTGATATTCTAAGGGCTTTTCTACCTT